CGCCCCCCCCCGCGCCCCCCCCCTCCAGCGACAGCCCCAACAGCAGCTCTACGCCAGTCGCGCCGGGCTCGCTCTCGGCAAAGGGCAAGGTCTTGGCATCCTCGTCAACCGGGTTGTGGTCCGATACCAGCGCGTCGACGGTTCCGTCGGCCAGCGCCAGGCGGATCGCATCGCGATCACGCTGCTGGCGCAGCGGCGGCTGCAGGTGTGCACGGCTGTCAAAGTAACCAATATCCAGGTCAATCAGGTGCAGCGAGTTGATACTCACATCGCAGGTCAGCGGCAGACCCTCGGCCTTGGCCTGGCGGACCAGCTCCAGACCGTCAGCGCTGCTCAGCCGGCACAGGTGTACCCGCGCGCCCGTCGCCCGGACCAGTTCAACGATGGTGTGGATGGCGATGGTTTCGGCCGCCACCGGGATCCCGGCCAGGCCCATGCGCGTTGCGAGCGGACCGCTGGCGACCACGCCGGCGCCCAGGTCGCGGTCCTGCGCGCGCAGCCAGACGGTATAGCCGAAGGTGCTCGCGTATTGCATCGCGCGCAACAGCACCTGGGTGTTCCCCAGCGGCTTTTCAGCCTGCCCGAAGCCTACGCATCCGGCCCCGGTGAGCGCCACCATTTCGGTCAGCACCTCACCGGCCAGTCCGCGCGTCAGCGCGCCCAGCGGGTAGACGCGTGCTTGGTGCAGTTTCTGCGAGCGGAACTTCAGCATCTCGACCAGGCCCGGTTCGTCGAGCACCGGGTCGGTGTCGGGCGGGCACACCAGGCTGGTCACGCCACCGGCAACCGCTGCCGCCATTTCGGACTCCAGCATGCGCGCGTGCTCGTGGCCGGGTTCGCGCAGTCGTACCGACAGGTCAACCAACCCCGGCGCGACGACGCAGCGCGACGCATCAATGACGCGGTCGGGATGAAAATCGGCGCCGATGTCCTTGATCGCGACTATCTTTGCGTCGGCCAGCGCCAGGTCACAGCGCTGGTCAAAACCGCCCGCCGGGTCCATCACCCGCCCGCCCTTGATGAGTATCTTCATAGCACTTCGTTCCCAGCGACGATTCCCACGAGAGCACCAGCCAATGTGGAAAGAACATAAGTAAGAATACTCACCATATCTTGGTCTAACTGGCTGGCTTCGGCTGGTTGTACTACAAACAAAACGCCATAAATCATTGCCATTACTGACATCATTAGAACGCCACATAAGCAAACGGCTACAACAAAAACTAAACGTGCTTTTATTTCTTCGTTGCTTAAACGCTTTTCAAGTTTCATGGGCATTTACTTTCTAGAAAACCTGTGGCTTTTGTGGTCTCGCAGTTGTGACGTGTTCGGTCTGCACAAGCGGTTAGCGATGTCAAAAACACCAATAAAATTAGGCTTTTACGCATCTGTTGGCGGCTCACTTGTTTGCTTGTTTGCAATTTCTGCTGGTGTCATCTCTCGCACAATTGTTTCACCTGTAAGTGCATCTACAACTGTGATGATGTTTTCTTCGTCCATTTTTATGCCTGCCTGTATCCATAGATGCGAACTTTAAGACTTGTAAGAGCGCCGTATGCAATTGACATGTAAAGGCCGCTAAATGAAGTCGTGTTATTCATGTAGCCAATGTACGCGCCGCCTGAACCAGCTGCTCTTGGGTCAGAACGATAGCCAGTTATTACCGAAGTTTGACTCAAAAATGGGTTAAACAAATCAAACCCTACGCCACCTGCGTTGCCGGTATCTCCAATAGTTAATGACGGCCAGTTTGTAGCCCCAGCTCCCCCAAGTTGCGCATAAGTGGATGTATTTGCATACGTCGTATTTGTGTATTGGTAATAGTAATCGGTGCCTGAAAACGGCGTACCTGAATTGGCTAATCGAGTATCTAGTGCAACGCCAGTGTTGGCTCGAAAATCACTGACAACGACCCTATACGCATCGTAAGTAGCACTAAAACAGTTTGTAATGCTCAAAGTAGTTCCGCTTGTCGCAACGCCCTGAGTGATATACACCAGCCCTGAGTTAGCCAAATACGTATTGGTATCGGCACTGGTCAGCACCTCGCCAGTTGTAAAAGTTTTTATTGCCATGTCAGAATCCTAATCTTTTGTTGTTGTTTTGTGATGAGATCATACGTACCAGTTTCCAAGACGGTTCTGGTCAAGAACACCAAACTGTGCCGAATCAAGAATGAAATCGGCATACAAAGTATTCGGAGACAAATACAACGTGAACTGTGTCTGATCGGGTGTCGCTGAATACCCAATACCTTCGATATTGCATTGAACCGTGGTGGTAACTCCAGAACCCGGCACCACATATTTCAAATAAATAAACGATCCAGATGAGTAATTTCCGAGCATTGATGTGATTCCGTTGTTGTCTTGAGCAACATCAGAAAAAGAGACTTCAAAATGCAACGCATATGGCCCCGATTGGGAGTTTGCTAGCCATTGAGCGCGGTTTAGTGCTTGCGTAGTTGTGGTGTTTACCGTTGATAACCCGTTGAATTTGGTGCCATATGTTGTGACGCTTGCCGAATCGGTGGCTGTTTGAGCTGCAACAACTGGTGGGGTGATGGTGATGGTATTCAGAAAGTTTGTGCCAGCGGTAATTCTTTTGAAATTTTGATATTGAATATATTTGTCACCTGTGGAGCCATTTTTGGATGGTTGCAAAGTAACAGCATTGGTGACGGGGCTTCCTGAAATGTTGCCGGGTCTAAGTATCATTAATTCTTGGCTCTGATAAATTTGAGAACCATTTTTTTCACCGGCAAGATTGAGATTGATTCTGTTGGCGATTGTGCCTGTGTAGGTTGCTGCGGTTGCAGAAAAGAAACCTGTATAGGTGCTTGACCATCCCATGTCGGCTGGCAATGCGCCAGAAGCAACGGTCATCTGGTTCCACAATTGTTTATATGACAATTCTTCTGTTAAAGCAAAATTTGTTAATTGAATTTGACCTGCGCGACTCATCCAATCTTGCAAAGTGATTGTGGCCGTGGAACCTGATCCTGTTCCCGACGTGGGGTTTGTTCCTATTTGATCGTTGTATTGGACTTCTTGAACCCAAAATACTTGGCCGTCTTGCCCTCCAGAGACGTAAATGTAAATGGCTGAACCAACAACCCACGAAGCTGACTGGTTGGTGTTATTGCGAATAGTGACGGTCATGTTTTGACCGGCGTAGTTATCAAGGTATTGCTGTTTACCTCGAAACCTTGAAAAGGACATGACGTGGCTAGTTAAATCTATTGCCCCCGGGTAGGTCTGAAATCCCCACGTTATTTTTGCCATTACATTGCTCGCGTGTTTACGGGTACGGGGCCATTGGCGCGAACATAGTCTTGAAGTGCTTTTACGACTGCGTTGGGGTCTCCACCGTTTACATTGATTGTGACGTTATTGCCTCCACTCATGCCACCCCCACGGCCAAGGGGCACCACAGCTTCGGGGCCTTTTTCGCCGATCATCGCCAAAGTAGGGCCAGTAACAATTCCACCGTTGCCCATAAGTGGAATATTAGGTACGTCGAAACCTTTACCACCAATTCCGGGTATCCATGATGGGATGTTGAAAGAGAGTTTTCCAAAAGTGTTATTCCAGATTGTGGCTATGCCGTTAAAAATTGTTTTGGCCACACCCAAGAGAAGTTTGAACGCAGGAATGGTTACTTCGTTAATCCAGTACTTAATCCCGCCGAAGATATCGTCCACAATGTCGCGAAATGGTTCAAACTTTTTATACGCGGCAAAGATGCCAATGCCTAAAGCAATAATGGCAGCAGTGATGAGCACTACTGGGTTAGCGGCCATGGCAAGGTTTACCAAGACTATGGCGGGGGGGCGCGCGGCGCGGGAGACCCAC